AATCGTCGGGAGACGTTCGTGTTTGTGGCAACCCAGTTGACTCGGTTGGTGACGAAGTGAAGCCATACGATGTTATGAGGGTTGACCTCAGGACTTTGATTAGGGACTGGCGTAACGAAGCGAGGGGTCTGGAGGCGAAATCCTGTTGGGACTCAGCTATACAGCTTGACTGCTGTGCCGATGAATTGGAAGCACTTCTGGAGGATCACGAATGATCAGGCCAGAGATCATTATATACCGGGATTCAATTGGAGACATTTCCGTTTCGCTAGACGGCGGTAAAACAACTGCCTTTCTAACCGAAAATGGTCTGACTATACCGATTCGGTATGCAGAATACCAAGAATCCATGTACGATCCGTACTGCCATCCTATGGATGATGAGTGCGAAGTGTGGCGATCGGGACCTGATGCCTGAGCGGATGTCGTGGGATATGTACTTCATGTGCCTAGCCAGAACCGCATCCCTACGGTCAGACTGCACACGAGACAAGGTGGGGGCCGTCGTAGTGGCCCCGGACAGGCGCGTACGAGCCACGGGATACAACGGAGCCCCATCGGGTTGGTCAGGCTGTGCGACGTGCCCAAGGGCCGTCTCAGACGTTACACCCGGTTCCCCGTATAACAATTGTGTTGCGGTACACGCTGAAGCGAACGCACTACTGTACTGTGACAGGGAAGACCTACGAGGGGCAACCCTGTACGTGACTAGGGAGCCCTGTTTCGACTGTATTAAGCTGATAGCTGCCACAGGAATAGAGAGGGTGGTTACCCCAAATGATGTCAGTTGAGGACACGTTCTTCAAGCTTCACCAGTTGCAGGATACGGAAGAGGTACGTAAGCTGTTTGCAGATCATGGTGTGAAGGCGGAAAGGTACAATGCGTATTCGTGTGCAGTCACTGTTTTCGTCAAGCAGGAGAGCACTGTACAGATGTGCGTCACGGGGTCCCATCGATCAATTGTTGATGGGGAGAAGTTCTTTCCGCATACGCCTGCGTTGGTAAAGTTTGTCGAGAAGTTTGACGCTGGCGACTATCCGGAGCTGATCGCATGACTCCTGAGGATGTGATCTTCAAGCTCGGCCAGTTGCTGCCATCCGAGATCGCTCGGTTGATGCAAGACTCTGGCGTAAAAGCCTTGCGGACGTGTAGCAGTGCCTGTGCGGTCACACAGTACGTGTATGATGAGACCAAAATGGTGGGCATCAGGACCGGCTACGATAGTCTTTACTATGGTCCAGAGTTGCAGGCGGTAGAACTTCCTTCTTCTGTGCAGACGTTCATCAGCCTGTTCGACGACGGATTCTTCCCCGAACTTGACGCTGAGCATCCCATGAACCAGGAGTGACTGTGGCTAACTTCTACACTGATGAACGAACCTATGAGGTCACTGTCAAGCCCGAGATCTGGGGACTGGACGGCGAGTATAAAACCGCTGTTGTCGAGTTGACCAGGCGGGATGAGGCCTTCCCTGTGCATGCTTTTGGTGTTGCCTCGGAAGAAGAGTACTTGAAGTTTGTGGATGATGTTCTCAACGCTGGTAGGGTTCTTGGTTGGATTGTCTCTTAAAAGAGAAAGCCCCCGGAAGGGGGCTTCTTCTTATTTATGGAACACAACCCAGTTAGCTACCTCAAGGATAACGCTCGACCCCGCGAATCCCCACAGATACAATCGTCTAGTCTGCTTCTCTGCGAACTTGCGTTCCTCTTCAACGGCGTCACTTCGGATCTTATCCTCTTCTGACCGCTTCTGTTTGCCTTCAAGCTCGGTAACCTTATATTCAAGAAGAGCCATTTTGGGACCTTGGTCTTTCACATAGTCACCAAACTCTTTCTTGAATTGAATCAGCGTGTCGTAAACGTCTCTGTTGGTAACTCTTACACCATCATCGTCAGTCATAGGTCACCCCGAGTAGAGCCATTGGACAGAGAATGAACAGCCGAAGTCACCTGAGAAGGCTGTGGCAGCAGCTACACCGGAATTTTGAATAGTCATCAACTCGACGTAGTCATTCACACTCAAGTGGATGATGTCTTCAATATCTGCGGTGGAAGTGGTAGAAAGGTTAGTGCCACCACCGACACGAGAACCGGCCGCAGCGCGGGATCCGTTAATAGCGTAGGAAGCTATCGGTACAAAGTTAACCGCATAAGCAACTGTGCCCGTAATGCGGTAGTATCCTTTGACCTGGGCAGTGTATCGACTGTTGTTTGTAACGTTGGAATGTCCAGAGTCGGTATCAAAGTCCGTGATATCGAAGTTGATAGCCGTCCAGGTAGTGTTTCCGATTGACTGAGTACCAGAGGCCCTCATTCGAGCAATAGGTGGGGTGGCGAGGAAGTTCACTGCATCTCGGACGTTAGAGTTCATGTAAGCAGCAGTAAGACCGTCACCCACTACCCGAGAGGCTTCAACTGGGGCTGTACGTGCCATCTAAGGTTCCTTAATATCCGAGAATGTTGGTACTGTCTAGGGCTGCATTAGTGTCGAAAGTATTGTATGACCAGGTGCTACCGTTGGCTTGAGTGAATTCCGAAATAACGACGTTACTGGAATGTCCAAACAGGGCACCTGTTGTTGTGGTGATAATAAACTGGGTATAGCCCGTTACGGTTGTAGCAATAGTCGACACAGTTAAAGTCTCAGTGCTAGCACCATCCCAAATGGTAATCTTAGTAACAGCGGAAGGTGTCCAACCGTTAGCTTGGGAAGTGTTAGTGGCAGCGTCAGCCATCGCGTTTAGCGTAAATGACGTTGCCCCCGCAATCGTCGACGTCTTCAGTGTCGTCCGCAGGGCGGTAAGGAAAAACATCTGTGCCGTGAGACCGGGCGTGGCGTTACCCGGAAGACCAGGACTTGCTTCAATATCTGTTTGCCAGTCGCAGGAACTTTCCGTGATAGTGACCTTGTGTACGATCGATTCAATCCACAGGTCCAGCGCCTTAGCTGTGGCACCTCTCGGGCGACGGTTGTAGAGGATCCTGTGGCTCACGTCAGCGCTACAGGCAAAGGACCACCCCAGAGCGGATCCGATCGCGGCAGGATGGAACTCGGCGGCAACTAAACGCTCCTGCGGGTTCTTGTAGCGCCACACGATGCCTTGCAGGATGGCGGTGGCATCGGCATCGGAGATCGTCTTGAGTGTCAAGGAGCTTGGATAGGAGCGATAGAAGTGGTTGTTGACCGACGTTAGGTCAGTAGCACTCTGAGTAGCCCCACCGATACGGTTCGCTTGCACATAGTTGACAACTTTCAGGTCGTCAACTTCGGTCTCCACAGAATCCATGTATGGAATCTCGGTAGTACCGTTATCCCCGATAGTCCAGTTAGGTGTAAGAACCTTCCAGCGTTGGTGGCGAGACTCCAGTCCGAGGAACCCGTCACCACGATTATACATGTTGCTCTGCTCATCCTGTACAACAAGGGCTAACGCATCTAAGACAGAACTACCGGCCGAATCAAACAGGCCAGTCTCGGTTTGCACACCGCCGTCAGAAGGCACTACGCCATGAATAGTTGTATTCGAATAGCCAAGAATGCGATTGAATCGCACGGCGGTGACGTCACCAGTCCAGCCGTTAGAACCAGAATTGAACAGGTTAGAAACCTGCGTGCTGCTAAGCTGATAATTGAAGATGTCGAAATGTTGAATAGAACCAACATACGGATACTGACTAGAAGCGCCATTACCGATACGGGTAGAGGAAATGTTCTGGCCAGTAGCACGTGAAGCAGTACGAGCAATATCTCCTTGCAATGTGCCGTCAACATAAAACTGCATACGAGCCTGGGAACTATAAATGATGGCAGTAATCATGTGCGATTTTCCATCATTCAATGCGTTAGTGCTATCGATCTGATCAAACAAAGTACCGTTGTAGGTTACACTAAATCGGACCTTGCCGTTGTTCTGTGTGGCAACAGTCCAGTCGTCGCCGTTGCTGTTCTGAGTTTGTGCGACAATATCACCAGCAACAGAAGGAACCTGTGTGGTGTTGATCCAAAAGTTAACCGACACGGCACCTGTAGTGGCTGAATTGATCAGCACAGGAAGTGTCAATTGTGTCCACGACACGGAAGGAACAGCAGTGTTGTCAAACGTTAACGATCCACCGTTAGGATCCCCCGCAACAATAGATGTTCCACCGAATGTGACCTTGTTGCCCGCGCCGAACGTCTGAAGAACCCCCGGGGACTGTTGAATACCTGTAGTTGGGTTCATCAATGCACCAGCCATACCAGACTTACCGTCGTCACCCAACGGCAGATACAGGTACGGGTTGATCAACTGCACCTCATTGCCGTGCACATTCAACAGTAATTGCTGCGACAAGATACCCAGAGCATCCTGAGTGGTCATAGTCAAGAGCTGTTGATAGGTGACACGATCATACGATGTGATTAGTGACTGCACAAAGTTGGTGGCCTGTACGTTAGTAGCCCCCGGCGCAGTCCACGTTGTTGCAGAACTACCCAACTCCAGTTGAAGCTGATCAGTGCACAGCGTCAAAGCAGAGCCAGCGATAGCTGTGGACGCGATATAGAACACGGTAGCAATAGTGTTAGCGGGAACCGTGAACGTGACAGTCAACCGCTGCCAAGTGCTGTTAACGGTAACTGTTGAACCAGTAACGGTGCTAAGCTGTGTAGCTGCTGAGTTGTAGCACTTAATTGTCAGGGCGCAGCCGAGAGTGGTTGTAGGGATGTTTGCATAGCAACTAAACGTGTACGTGGAACCGGGAGTCAAGTACCCGTTGCCAAAGGCCCAACCGCGAGTACCGGAAGCGGCAGCGTTAGCATAGGCCGAACTCAACATTACACTGCCCTGCAACGGAACAGTAGTACCCGAAGAAGTGACAGTGTTCAGCGTAGTGCCGGTCTGTTGCATGACCTGAAACACGGATCCCGCGCCGTAGACATCACCAGCCGTGGCAATGTTCGGTTCAAGAAGATTACTGGTAGGATTACGAACAGTAGACCAACGAACCATCTTGTGGGTTGTGATACCCGGATAGTAGATGGAAGACGTGTTATTTGGATCCAGGATCCCATCCCTGTTATCAAAAATCCAATGGTTCAAGGCCCCGCGGGCTGCGTCAAGCTCATAGTTTTTCCCGCGAGTAGTCTCAATATACCGGCAGCGGGAACCGATCTCCGTAAAGATGGGAATCTGGGTAGCATCATTAGGTGAACCAGCTACGGCAGTACCCGAGGCTGTACACCCCAAGATACCGATACCGATTTGCATTTGTGGCCAGTTAGCAATAGACGCCATTAGCGCGCACCCCGAATGCTCTGGCCGTTGTTGACGTTCACACGCTCTTCACGAAGAACCTTCTTCTGAATAGCGTTCTTCATTTCCTTACCGTCGATGTATACGGCGACTGTAATGTTGCCCGAACCGTTACCAGCGAATCCCCTCGGAGCTGAGAATCCGGAAGACCCACCACGACTGAAGTTGACCAGGTTAGCCATCGATGATGTGACCAGACCATTGGACGACTCCATCCCTTCGGCAATCATTCGACCGATGTTCGCGCCAAGAATAGCGGGAGAACCCTGGCCAGACAGGGGACCTACCTTAGCGGGGGAAGAGGGCATATGGTTTCGGACCGTAGCCGCAAGCCCAGCGGCAGCGGCGGCAACATGCGCCTCCTGTGCTGCGAGACCCCAAGCCAAGTTTGCTCCGGCAGCACTGCCGGAAAGGAACATGGAGCTAGGTAGACCACTTACCTTGTTGAGCACGCCATCGACAAGCGCGCCGGCGTTGGCACTCACTTGGGGCAGCGGAATGAGAACACCATCGGCGAAACTGTTAGCCGTTAGGTGTCCAGCGTTCTGCGCAAGACCACCACCCGATCCAAGGATGGTGATAAGAGATTTAAGACCTTCCTCGCCAGCGGCATCAACAGCTTGTTGCCCGGTCTTAATGCCATCACCGAACGACTCAGCAACCTTCTTTCCCTCGGGGCTAGGGTCAAACAACTCGTAGGCAGTTTTGATAGAACCAGTGACGGAAGCCACAGCGTCTAGAGCGGCACCGACAGCCTTGCGCATACCGGTCGAATAGTCCTCCATAGAGGTGGTGCCGTTGACGGCGAAATCGTTGGCCTTGAAGGTGGATATAATTGCCTGAGCGACTGACTGTGAAGCTGCCTGGGTTTGTGGAATACCTTTCTTGATGGCTGCGGCCATGTCGGAACCGAAAGCCTTGTTCACGTCGTCTTCAAACTCGTTGAACATGTCGTGAATCTTGCCGTCGTTTAGAGCCATCGATCCATCAAAGAACTGACCAATCAAACCATTCTTCGGCACAGGCATATTGTTGATGTCGTTAGTCAAGTTACGAAAGAAATCGTCAGCATCCTTGAACGCGCTACCCAAATCCATGCCGCTGGTCTTAGCGTCCTTAGCCGAGTTATTCAGGTCCTTGAAGAACCCGGTAACAGCAGGGAGAAGCGATTGCCCAATCTTCACAGCAAGAGAAGAAGCGGCACCTTCAGCGTCCGAGAGCTGCTGGTTTAGAGTGTTCTGGACGTCAGACCAGTTCTTGACATCCCCGCTAGCGTCAGCAGACGCTCCCTTAACCGCATCAATGTTCGACACAAACCGGGTCATGTTCTCGCCACCCAACATGAGGGCAGTGTTCAACCCGGTAGAGTCACCCATCATCTTAGCTAGGGCAGCCTCAAACGTCTGCGCAGAGGGAGAACCAGACTTGAGTGCGTCAGAGAAACCGTTAGTCTTTTCAAACAGGGTGAGGAACTGATTACCCAACGCAAATAGTTCTGGCGTAAGACTCTTAATGTCCTTCTTGTATGCGTCCGTGCTGATTGATCCGCTTGCAACAGACTGGGACCACGTCTTAAGCTGTCCAGACATAGAACCAAGCATAATGTTTAGGTCGTTTGTAGCCGAAGCAGACTGCTTGAACGTACCAAGAAGAACATTACCCGCCGGGCCCATATGCTGCATGATCGTAGTGTAAATCTGCTCCAACACACCATGAAGACCCACGTTCGGATCCTGTAGGTTGGCGGCCAGCTGCATGGAGCTCAGGCCTAACTGTCCCATCTCGGCCGTCATAACCTGTGTCGGGTTAGCCAAGTGTCGAATAGTGTCCGCAAGGTTTTGCGTAGCCTGATCAGCTGACATGCCATGGACGGTCATGGTAGCAACAGCCGCTGTGACTTCATCCAACGAAATGTGCAGGTTAGAAGCAAGAGGAGTAACGGAGTGTAGCGATCCTGCCAATTCCTGTAGGGTAGTCTTCCCTTCACCGACAGCAGTAACCAGTTTAGACATAACGGTAGCTGCCTGATCGGCACCCAAATGATAGTCAACCAAAGAGGTAGTGACAGCGTCGACCGTGGTTCCCAGGTCTGCCTGTTCAATCTTTGCACCCTCAGCAGAGGCCTTGAGGATAGTTAGAGAATCGGCAGCGTGGAATCCGGCAGAGTCAACAGTGTACATAGCTTGGGCAAGCTGTTGGGCGGTGAAACCGACGCCACCCGCCATGTTAAGAATACCGTCCGAAACCATACCCAGGTTGCTTCTAGTTTCACCAGCCGATGTGGTTAGGCGATTCGTCGCCTGTTCAAAGTCAGCTGCCATATGAACGGTTACAGCACCAAGCCCGACGACCGCAGCTGTCGCCGCCAAAGCCCCCGTGCTCATGCCGCCAAAGCCGCCACTCTTTGTAACAGCCGTCATACCCGCTTCGGCTTCACCCATGGCAGCCTTAAACCCTGTGATGTTAGCGGTTAGTACCGCAACAACCGGGGGCAAAAGTCCTTCTGCCACTTAGATCACCTTCGTTAGGAATGCGGCTTCCCATGCTTCGAGATACACCCTAGACATTTCCGGCATAGAGTACTCTAACGCTGGTCTCATGTATGGTCTTGCTGGGAGTCGAACAGAATGGTTCCGTCCGGTAGATCCGCCGAGTTCTTGTATACGACCGTAGATGATCGTAGGGCCGATCTCAGCTTTGGCCCCCGCGAAGCCCTCGGACGAAACCTTCACCGTGATAGACCGCCTGAGAGCACCTGTAACGAGCGCGGGAGCGTCACCGGGTGGTGACGGCGACCAGGTGCCTTTAGGGTGTGAGCGGAGCGCTAGGCCCGTCTGGGCATTCTTCTTGACGATGTTGCCAGCTTTGACTACAGCAAGCTTCGTAGCCGCCTCAGTTGCCTTGACTAGATTGGCTATAGATGTTTGGAATTCGCTTAGTCCCTCAAAGTGAATAGACATACCTTCAGGCATTTACCCACTCCTGTTGTTGAGGGAAATATCCACCCATCCAGGCTCTGCGCTAACCAACTCTCCGCCGTTCTTTAACACCTCAATATATGAGCTGATTTGCAAACCGTAATCGTAGAACGACAATGGTAATTCGTCAACCTGATTCGGAGTGTATCCGTAAGCTTTGCCCCACCAGGCATATTCCAAAGCCTCTTGCCAGTCTGTTTGATATCCCGGTAGCGGTTCAGGCATGTCTTTGCCCGAAAGGAGTGCCTTTACTCGCTCTCGGGCACGGAAGGGGAATCAGGCTTGTCCGCATCATCAGCTGAAACCGGTGCGGGGAACAGCGCCTGAGCAAGAGGAACCGCCAGATGATCCACAGTCACCAGATCTTCAATGGTCAGTTCACCGATCCACTGATCAGCAAGACTACCATCCGACTTTTTAACCTCAGCTGAGTATGGCAGCGAAACATCAGTGGTCACAACACCGATAACAAGATCGGTAGTGTCTACTGCATTCTTGAACGGATGGTTAGGGTCAGAGGATTCAATTAGTACCTGAACCGCTCTCTTGTGCTTAGCGCGCAGATCACTCACGTCTAACATAGTGATCTGGCCACCAGAAGGCAGAACGTGAACGGTAGACATAGCCCGGTATATCCTTTACCTAGACGTACTGAGTGATATCAACAGCATTCTTCACAGTGCACGTAGCGGGACCGAACCCACCAGATGCGCCGATGTTTGTAGTGTTAGCAACAGCTTCGAAAGTAACGTCGTATCGGACAGCTACCTTGCTGGCGTTATACTTGGCTGCCGTAAACGCACACTTCTGCATATCCACCGTGACCGTGATATCGGCAGCGCCGGCAAGACCGTTGTCAAGGAGGAACTGAATCTGCGGCTGGGTGTTCTGAATCATGTTCAGATACGCCGTTTCGTCGGCAGCAACGAAAGTCAACTTGCCAGTGACGGCCAGAGGGCCACGCTGAATGAAGTACGGCGACTGGGAACCCTGCACCGTAAAGATTGGCTCCAAGGTACGCTTGAACAGAATCTCACCGTCAGTAACGGTAACAACCTTAGTGCCACCAGACGCCGGTCCGGCGACACCCAACACACCACGCCAAGGAGCGATAGCCTGAATAGCGGACGGAGAGTTAGTTGGAATAGTACCATCAATAGTTGACGGATAGCAAGAGCCCTTAGCGTCATACTCAAACAGATTCGACTCGGCGTTGAACTTGAGATTCAACTCAGACAGGCAAGCACCCGCATACACTCGGGTAGAAGTCGTCGCAGCCGGGCCCTGAAAGTGCAGGAACGTGTGCGAGACGGGCTGACCCTGACCCGAGTTGAGCAGAGAATACTGTCGGGTGTAAGGGGCGGTGGCTACAGAAACGTTCTGACCGGCAGCGTAAGTGTATCGAAGAGCTGTGGTCAGCGTAAGAGTGGTAGTACCACCACCGGAGAGAACCTTAACAATCTCCTGGTTAGGTGCAGTGGTGCCCACATTCAGAATGTTACCGTTAGCAATACCAGTACCGGAAGTAACCGTGAGCGAGGTAGAACCAGCCGAGTTAGTGCCTGTGGTGGTGGTAGACGTACCAACCGCACCCTGAGCCGAGTTGTCGCCGAAAACGTTAGCCAAAAGATAAGGAAGAGAATCACCATAGACTGGTCCCGAGAGAAGAAAGTCAGTCTTGATCACACCCTCAACCTTATTGTACAGCTCAGCCATAGATCCACGCAGAGCCTTGTCGTCAAGCCACACAGGCTTGTCCTCGGGCTCAAACTTGGTGAACGGAATAGTTGCGGTGGGAGTTGTAACGGCAGTACCCTGGGTTGCTTCCGTGGCGATTCCAAGATACTGCTTGACAGAAGTGAAGGTAGTGACAGGCATTAGTTATCCTTAGAATCAGTTACGGAATCCCAGCAAACATCCGGAGCGCCGATCGGCCACTCCACAACATCACCGTGATTAACTTCTAGACCACGGGCGACATACACTCGGGGGGTTTCGGAAGTGTAAACAAACAGGTTCTTGTGATCGCTTGCCGAAGAAACAAGCGGAACCGGTTCATTCTCCATTTGCGGATCCACCTGATCGGTGTCTGGCATAAACTCAACCATCACATTCCCTTACGCTTGAATCATCATGATTGCATCGAACTCAATCAGCAGATACTGCTTAACCCAGTTCTCTTTCACTTCCGGTTCAGAAGAATTCCAACGAATCCACGGCTGGCCACCCTCGCCAACAATGAAACCGATACCGGTACCAGCCTCGAATCCGCCTGTGCCCATATTTCTGTCGGTTCGAATCTTCTGAACAATACTGTCCCGCAGTTGGTATGTGTAATCCTGCATATCCTCAACATAAGGCTCAGTGGACACCACAAACACATGCAACTGAACTAGCGCATGAAACTCCTTCAAGCCATCCGTAGAACCAGCCATAGCTCTGCGCTCTTCGTAGCCGGAAGGACACTGGACAATCATGTGAGAGCCAGAGGCAGTACCCGGCGGTTGACCAATGAACGCGTCGTTCATGTCAACTTCCCGAGGAAAACCCCGGCGGACAGTACCCAAGCCAGAGACCGTAGGATTACGATAGGAACGAGTGTTGGTATCGTAGGTGGAACCGCCGAAAAACTCGCATACCTTCCGCACA